GATCTCTGCGCAGTGGCCAGCGTGCTGCCACCATCATGAGCCTCATTCAGTGTGCCAAGCTGAACGGCCATGAGCCCTATACCTACCTGAAGAATGTGCTGGAAAGGCTGCCGACCCAAAAGGCTAGCCAAGTGCACGAACTTCTGCCCCATCATTGGCAGCATACTGCGTGATCACTCGCAAGCGGTGATGCCCGAACGCTTACTGATGATCTGACTCACCCTCAAAATCAGCTATCTCAGGGTAGTATTGCTCTGAGGTGGTATCCCACTCCGCCAAACTCCCGCTTTTAATTCCGGTGAGCACGCAGTGATAGGCATCGGCGGGGCGAACGCTATCAATATCACCCATAAGGACAGTCCCGCTCTTATTCTCTGCCCCATATCGGGGAGTCCAGAACATAAGGAAGGGATCTGCTATCAGCATCCACATCGGCCCCACTGATTCTCGATGACTAGCTGGCCAGAGCTCCTCTAACGCCTGCTCATATGTATCAAGGTCAGTAAAGGCATCACAGACCCGAACGCGCGCCACCATCTCACCCCCTGACGAATAATCCCCCTCATTGCCGTTGTTCTCGATAATAAAGGTCATGGCAGTGGCAACAGGATCAGTGCGCGTCAATGCAATACGATGATTCTCGGCATCCTCTGCCACCACCTGCCAGCCGCCCACCGGTGCCGTCTTGATCTCGATAGTGGTGCCGGTGGCTGGTGACACGCTGGGCGCAGCGTCGGGCACATAGCGCACCCAGTCGCTGCCGATACTCGTCACGCGGTGCTGGCCGTTGTAGCTCTCCTGGTCTGCGCCACTGACCTCGATCACCTGCCAGGCTTTGAAGCCGTGCCCAGTGGTCAGCGTGACTAGCACCTCGCCGCTCTCGGCCTCATAGGTGGCGCTTGCCACCGGCGTCACATTGAAGCCCGTCACCAAGCACGCCTTGAGCAGCGCGATGAAATCACCTGCGGCGGTATCACCCAGCACCGGCGCGCCACCCATGTCACTGCTGAACCACTTCACGGGAAAATCGGCCATCTTGAACGTCTCCAGAAACAAGGCCGCCCAGCGAGTGGCTGGGCGGTTGAGGGATAGGGATAGAGGGTTGCGCCTGCCGTCTACGGTCAGGCGTTGGCGTTGCCACGGATCTGCAGCCTAAAGCTGTCTTGCTGGCCGCTGGCCGGCCCCTGCAGGATCACGCGCGCCAGCCACATCGGGAAGCTCGCGCCGATGGTCGAGAAGCGGATCACGTTGCCATTCACCCAGCCGGCTCCGAATCCTCCTGCCTTGAGGGACCAGTAGGGTACGCCGTGATTGGGGTTGGTGGGCGCGGTGTCTTCATTGATATTGCCCACACCGATCTCACCCACCGTGCGGCCGATGATGCGGAACGTGCTTGAACCGGTGAAGATCAGCGCCCAATCCTCAGTGATGGCCCCGCGGTTGGTGATGATGGGCGGGTAGGTGGTGGTGTTGTATTCGGCCAGGGTGCCGTCTGCGCCGTCGTTATCATCCTTGCTCCAGTCCCGGTCCCAGCTCGAGAGATCGAAGAAATCAGCCACGCGCGCTTGCAGATCGCCGGCCACCATCGCGGCACTGACCAGCGTATCGCCGGCGGGGTAGTCGTGGCTCAAATTGCCCTTGAGGGTCAGCGCCCCCGACAGATCCACGTCACCCACCAGCAGCATATCCTCGACGCGGTGCAGGGCGTACCAGGGTTCGGGGTGGGTGGCAGTGTCAGGCGCGGCGAGCTGCACGGTGCCGGCGTCGAGGTCTGCACTGTACTGGGTGGCTGGCACCTCCTCGCCGGTGGCGTCCTCCACCACCAGACTGGCCAGCCGCGAGCGGCCGACATCCAGCGTAGTGCCGCCACCGATCCCCAACGGGAACGGGGCGCGGCCGGTGTGATGCACCACCACCACGCCGCCGGCGCGATAGATGGGCACGCGGCCATCGCTGGGCAGGCGCACGGGGTCGATGCCGATCAGCTCAGCCTCGAGCGGCAGCGTGGTCAGAATGACGGCATTGAAACGCGCGGTGCTCGGGATCACCTCAGTGGGCCGCCAGATCATGCCGGCGTCATCCACCGCGGCGGCGTCATACCAGGATTCGGCGCGCTCGGCAGCGCTCAGGCTGTCATTGCTGACCAGCTTGCCGAAGGTCACGCGCACCACCCCCGTCTCGAAGCTGGCAGAGCCTGCCATCTCGTCACCCTCGATCTCGCCAGAGAGTGCCGCCTGGCCGGTGATCGAGCGGCCGTCGAGCGTCGTGGCCTGGATCAGCAGGCCACCCACCTGCAGCGGCGAGCCTGGCGTGCGGAAATACGCCTCATCGAGCGTCCAGGTGCCGAAGGTGCTCACCAGCGTTTTGACGGTGATGGTGGCGCTGGTGCCGCTCGGCCAGTCAGTGATGCGGGCATCGCCGGTGCCATAGTCGATGGTGCCCGCGAGAACGCCGGCCCCGTTGCTGGTGACGCTGCGATAGAGGCTGCCCTGGCGGTCGATGAACGTATCGCCTCGGAAGATGAAAGACAGCGTGCCAGGCACGACGCTATCTTGCAGCAGCGGCATCAGATCGACATCGAGCGGGGCGAGATCCTGGGTGATGGTGTGGTCAGTCGGTGCGGCGCTGTCAGTCTGCGACGTGACCCAGACGCTTGATTCATTCTCGAAGACATCGCGGTGCTCATAGCTTCCCCAGGTACGGTTGCCGGTGCCGCTCGCGCTGCCTTTGTCCCACTCATTGAACTCATTGACCTTTTCGACCTCTAGGCTTACCGCGCCCGTGGCGTAGTCGATGCTCCCCTCCCAGCCCACCAGGCCACCATTGCCGTCATCATCGACCGAATAGGTCACGGTGACTTCATCGCTATTTTCTTCAACATTGACCCAGGTGCGCGGCTCTTCACGGGTGCCGCCACTCCAATAGCCCTGCCTTGACTCTTGGTAGCTCTTGGTGCGAGTGACTGTCCAAGTGGCTGAAAAGCTGCCAGGCCTGATCGGCGCGTTGCTCACCTGTAGGTCAACGAAGCCTGCCGCACTGGCCGTTGGCAGGAACTGCTCGAGCTGGGGCGCGCCATAACTGTAATCCATGGCAACTTGAGTATTGGCGTCAGGGAAAGCATCGCCATTGAACGCCACATATGCCTCGCCAGGCTGAGGCGTTCCATCTGCATCGGCGTAGCCATAGACCACACGGCCGGTGGCCGCACCGCTGAGATTCCCCAGACCGTCATCGGTGGCCGTCTTCTCACTGCCGCCCGAGATCCAGCGCACGGTAACGCTGCCAGGCGTGACGCCAGGATGCTCGAGCACGAATGACATCCAGGGTTTGTCTATGGCCGCTTGTCCGGCGCGATCCTCATAGTGAACAGGCGTCCCCCAGCTGAACAGCACCGAACTGCCGACATCAGGCAGGCCGCCCAGCGTCACGCTGACAGATCCGGTGGCGTAGTCCACGCGCCCCGCACCGCTGCCGCTCAGATCGCCATTCGCGTCATCGTCGCGCAGCTCATACCACTTGCCCAGCGAGCGATAAGCGATCACCACGCTGCCAGGTGCCGGCAGCGGGTCCAGGCGGCTGACATAGGTGAAGCCACGATTATTCAGCTCGATAGCGATCTGGGTGGTGCTGGCGATCTGCGCCACCTCGAAGGTCGAGCCACCGCTGCTGACGCTGATGGTGGCCGTGCCGCCCACCTGCACATCGGTCACCGCCTGCTCGGTGGTGGTCGCCGGCACAAGCGGTGCATAGGTGCTGGCCACGGTGACGCTATTGGCCCCGAAGGTGGCCGGCTGGGTCAGGGTGCTGACGCCATAGTAACGGGCGGCATCGGTGCTCTGCCCCTCGCGGATCACGGTGTCAGGGTTCACGGTGCCAGGCTGGGGCTGCACGCCATAGACGCGCTGGCGCAGCGCGGTCGAGATCCCCAGGGTCAGCACGCGGCGCTCGAACGTCTGCACGTTGCTGCCGTTCATGTACTCAAACGTTCGGATCTCGTGATCTATCTCACTGATGCGCACATATTGGACCTCGCCGGCGGCATCGCCCTGCTCGGTCATCAGCGCCAGCACATCGCCCAGATCGGGCAGCGTGGCCTCTGGCATCTGGAAAGTGATGATGCTGCGCTGTCCGGCCAGCTGATCGCCTAGCAGCGTCATGCGCGAGGTCGCGCCGGCGGTCACATAGCTCTCGACATAATCGCGGGACTCGGCACGCTCATCAGATGGCGAGCCCGTGTCGAACATCACGACGCTGACATTAGGATCAGCCGGCACCTGGTCAATGATCGCGTGCGCGCCGAAATATTGGGCGGTGTTGTCGGTCAGCACACCGGCCCCGACCTTGCGCAGCGAGGTGCGCCCCGCGGCACGATCGAGGTCAGAGATGTCATCGAAAATGTCATTGCTCGCGCCATCGGTCACGGGGCGGCCAGTCAGCCGGCCACCGCCATCGGCGTTATCGGTCATGCGCTCGGACTGCAGGATGCGGATGTCGCCGCTGTGAATCGTGTCGTCGGCCATGTGGCTGGCTCCAGCAGGAAGATGAGAATCAGGCGGTGATCAGACGCAGCGTGATGGTGTAGGGGTGATCCGGCCCCTGGCCGCCAGCGGCGAGGCGATAGACCTCGGTGGCCGTGACCGCCTCACCACTGGCACGATCGAATACGCAATCGAAGGTTTGCCCATCGCCCCAGATGAGCGTCATGGGCGTGCCGTCTGGCCGCGGCGTGGCTGCCAGCTCGGTGAGGGCCAACGCGGTGGCGCGGGTTACCCAGGCCCCGTTGCCGCTGGCGAGGGTGATGGGGCGCCCTGCCGCCTGCGCAGACTCCTCGATGATGAGTGCCCCGGTCAGCGTGGGCGTCTGCACCTGGCCGACGCTGTGGGACACCAGCTCATCGGTCCACTGGATGTCATCGGGCAGCACAATGCCGTCAAGGGTGATCGCCATGGCGTTCTCTCGATAGAAATGAAACGCCCGCCATCAGCGGCGGGCCGTCGTGCGTGAGGCTTGGGTCAATCGATCAAGGAAGGCATCGGCCTCGCTCTCATCCACCCCGTTCAGCGTGACCTGCTGGCCGGCGATGTTGAGATCCACCGCCACGCGGCGCTGGGCCTGTACCGACTGGGTGAGCTGGCTGGTTCGGTTCTGGGCGTCACGGTTGTTCTCGCGCTGGGTGGCCTCGGCCTCCTGCACGCTGCGCTGACGCTCAGCCTCATCGGCCAAGGCCTGCTGCTTCTCCTGCTCGGACTGGGCGCGGATATCCTCAAGGCGAAGATCGTGGGCGCGTTCCGCCAGCCGCAGCGACTCCTGTGCCGCGCTGATGGTCTGAGCATCGCCCAATGCCCGGGCGGCGTTGAGCGCCTCCTGAAGCTCGGCCTGTTGCTGCTGATAGCGCAGTGCCTCTACCTGGGCGCTATCGCCCTGCAGGCTGGCGAGTTCCGAGCGCAGACTGGCCAAGGTGTCACTCACGCTGTCTGACAGCGACTCGACCTGACTGCGCACCGACTGGATGGAGCTTTCGAGACCGGAAAGGTCCGCCTCATCGAGCAGGTCGAAGCGGCGTGAGAGGTCGTCCATGTCCTGCGAGAGTGCGCTGGCTGGCGCCCGTCCTGCCTCGATCTGGTCGGTCAGCGATTCCACGGCGATCTTCTGCTCGAGGAAGGCGATCTCGGTCTGACGTGACGTGGTGGCGAGGTCCGTCATCCAGGCTGTGAAGCCAGTGGAGTCGAGACGGGTGGCGAGGTTGTCGCGAAGATCACCGATTTCATGGTCCAGCTCGGCAATGCGGTCCTGCATGCCCTCGATGCCTTCGGCTTGGGTGTCGATCCCCCAGTCAGTCGCGAAGGCCTGATAGGCGGCGTCACTGAGTGACCGCATCTGCTCTTCCGTCTCGTGCAGGGCATTGCTCATCAGCTGGGCAATGGTCTGGGCGCTGCGCGTGACAGAGGCCTCCACCGTCCGGGCCGTGTCGGCAGAGGCCTGCTGCGCCTTGTCTCCCGTGTCCCGGGCTGCCTTGGCCGTGGCTTCCTGCGCCTCGATCCACTGCGCCTTGAGCGTGCGAGCCCCGGTCACGCCATCCTTGACCAGCCCATCGAGCACTGCGCCGAAAGCCTTGATGCCCTCGTCAGAGCTGATCTGCTCCTTGGCGCCGACATAGGCACGGCTCAGCTCCTTGGCGGACAGCTCGCCGGTAGAGGCGATCTTGGTGAAGGCATCAATGGCCGAGCGTTCCGCCTCGGTGATACCGGTGCGAATCTCTTCCAGGGTGGTGCCAATGTCCTTGGCCAGGCGGGCACCGGCAGACTTCCACTTGGTCGCGAGGGCATCCGCACCGGTCACACCGTCATTCACCAGCCCATCGACCTGATCCTTGAGGGCGGCGATGCCCTTGTCAGACTTGATCTTGTCCTGCGCCTTCTCGAAGGCCGTCGCCAGCTGCGCCGCACTCAATTCACCACTGGCCGCCAGCGTGGCGAAGGCATCAAGGGCTTCCTGCTCGCTGTCTGCAATACCACTGGACAACTCGCCCAGCGAGGTACCGAGGGAAGTGGCGGCGTTTTCCAGTGCCTTCTGGCGTTTGGCGGCCGCATCCGCTGCCTGCTTGGCAGCCTTCTCTTCCTCCTCGGCCTGCTTCTTGGCGGCGATGGCCGCAGCCTCAGAGGCAGCGGCCTGCTTGGCAGCCGACTTGGCGGCTTTCTGCGCGGCTGTATCGCTGTTGTCGAAGGCGTTGGCCGCGTCCTTCCCTGCCTCGGCAGCCTGTTTGAAATATCGCGCTGCATCCTTGTTGAGGTCATAGAGTGTCTGTTCTGCTGCCTTAGCCTTGGCCTGCGCTCTGGCGACTTCTTTGTCGGAAGCAGCGCCCACCTTGTTCAGCAACTCGAGCGACTTGGCATTGAGCTGCAGCACACCGGTGCTGACACTTGCGATACCTGCCGTCAATCCTGCTGCCGCTGACTGAACCAACCGGAATACGGCCAGCAGAGAATTGCCCATAAACTGGCCGGTATCGACGACCGCCTGCATGGCACCGCCGATCTGATCGCGATGCTCAATGAAACTGCGCGCCCACTCGCCGCCGGTGCGAATCACACCACCGATGGCCGTGGCGAGGTCATCCAGCAACCCGGGGTTCTCTTCCAGCGCCTGCTCGAAGTCGGCAGACACCTGATTGACCGCCGGCGACAATTCGCCCAACAGGCGATTGCTCAGCCCCTGAACACGGCCTTGCAGGCGGGTGATGGCGGCGTCGGTCGCTTGTAGCTCAGCGATCCTCTCGGGGGACATGATCGCCCCCACTTCGCTGGCCTCTTCCATCAGCGCCCGAAGCTCAGCGGCATTGTTGGCGAGCAGCGGTTGCAGGCGCGTGGCATCGTCTGCCAGTGACTCCAGCAGATTGACCTGAGATGCCTGGGGCAAGTCCTTCATGGCATCGGCCAGGCGCAGCATCATCTCGTCCGGTGCCAGCTCGATCAGCTCCTCGGCCTTGATGCCCAGAGCCTCGAGGGCGTCTTGCGCCTCACCACCGCCATTCTGGTAGGCATCGCCGATCTTGTCGGCCGTGTCCTTGAAGATATTGGCAGTCTTGTCGGCATCGATTCCGGCACGCCGAAAGGCGTACTGATAGCCCTGTAGCGCCTGGGTGGAGATACCCAGCGAACGCGACGTGATATCCAGTTGCTGAGCCATCTCGGCCTGCTGGACGGTGTAACGCGTGGCCCAGCCAGCAGCCAGTGCAGCACCCGCCCCCGCTGCCGTGACAGCACCGGCGGCCCACTGTCTGAGTGTTGCGCCGGCTTTCTTGAAACGGCTTTCGCTTCGCTCGGCAGCCTCACCGGACTCGCGGGCGGCCGCGGCGGTCTCACGCAGGCCAGATGCCAGCGAAGTCACGTCGTCTTCCAGCTCACGGGATTGTCGGGCCAGGCGCTGTTCTTCATCGGTCAGGTTGTCGATGTCCACACCCGCGGCGTGGGCATCCTGCTGCAGGCGCGTCAGCTTCTGGGCCTGAGCCTCATGACCGGCGGTCGCCTTGTCGGCTGCCGCGCGGGCCTTGTTGAGGGCCTTTTCCTGCTGCTTCAGTTCACGCTCGACCGGCTTGAGCTCGGCAGTCAGCTGGGCCGCACTGGCACTGGCGTTCTGCCACTCTTCCTTGGCCTCATCCGTCGCTTTACGCTGCTGCTGCAACTCATCACGCAGGCTGCTGAGGCTTTGCGCCTGGGCATCGTAGGCATCCTTCGCCTGCTCCACGGCACCACTGGCCCGCGACAATGCCTGCCGCTGCTCGTCGGTGGCGTTGGCGCTCCGGCCGATCTCGGACTTGAGGTCACGCACACGCTGTGCGGCATCACGCCATGCCTGACGGGCGGCGGTGGTGGCGGTCTGGGCGCCCTTGTAGCTGGTCTGCAGCTGGGTCAGCGTCTGGGCCTGGGCGACATGTGCCGCCTTGGCGTCGTCCGCTTCTTGAGTCGCCCGCTGAGTCGCCAGCCGCAGCGAGTCCGCACCGTTGGCGGAATTCTCATACGCAGCCTGCAAGTCATCGGCCTTGCCCACGGCTTCGCGCATGGCAGTCCCGGCGTCATCCACGACCGCCGCGACCTTGTTGATCTGGGTGACCAGCTTCTGTTGCTGGCCGATGGCCGACATCTCTTCGGAGAGGCGCTCGACTTCGGCTGAGGCCTCGCTGCTGTCCTGCCCGAGATTGTCCAGCTCGCTCATCAGCTTGCCGATGTCTTGTAGCCCATCGACCGCGGCCTGAATGCGTAGCTGGATGTCACTCTGATTGGCCATCGTGTCGTGCTCCGGACATGAAAAAGCCCGCCAGATGGCGGGCTAGGTGGTGCAACTCACAGCAGGCAGGCTCAGGCCTTGCCCGCCTTCTTCAGGCGCTCCAGCTGGCGCACCTCGAGGGTGAGGGAGTCGCCGGCGGCATACTCCTTGCCGCCGTGGCGGTGCGCCTTTTTGAGCTTGATGCTCACCGAGTCGGTGGGCTTTGCCTCATTCCCGGGCTTGGTCGCAGTAGTCTTGTCGGTCATGGCTAGCTCCCGTTAGCTGTACATGGTGGCGGTGTAGGCAGCGCCCTTGCCGGGTGGCACCACCAGCGAGCCGGACAGCTGCCCGGTGATGAACTCGGTGCCCATCAGCTCGGTGGCCTGATCTGCCGACAGCACGGCGCGGAAGATCTCGACCCGGGTACGCTTGCCGGTGGCCAGGTTGATGCCATCCACCAGGATGTAGCGCGGCTTGGAGATCTCTGTGTCCCCCATCACGCGATGGCCGGTGACCGCCTCGGTGTCGTAATCCACGGTGACATCGCCTGCCGCGGAAGCGGTGCGCGCCTTGATCAGGCCGGCACTCAGGTTGATGTCGCAGTCAGCCGTGACATCGGTAGCGTCCTTGGTGACCACGACACTGCCCGCCGCCAGCGAGGAATTCGGCAGCGCGGCCCAGGCCCCTTCCGTCAGGGTCAGTGCCTCGCCGGTCACGCTGTCAGCTTCGGCATCCGCCACCTCTGCCGTGCCGCCAAGCGTCTCCGCCAGCATGGCGGCCGGCATGGAATCGAACTGGATGGTGACACTGGCCGAGTCACTGGGCAGGTTGACGGCATCCAGCGCCTGGCCGTAGTTGTCCTTCTGGAAGGAAGGGCGAGAAATGCGGTTCACGCTGGTCGGCGTGATGCTCAGGGACGGCACGTTCATCGGGCCATTCAGGGCGCCGAACTTGCCGTCGGCATCCACCTCGGCCATGAAGATGTCGCCAGACATGATCAGACCTGTGTCTTTGAAGTCAGCCATGAGTTACCTCGTGCGGGTGTAGGTGATGGTCACGGGCAGATAGATGGGAAGAATGCGGCTGCCCAACTCCGCATCATCCAGTTCGGCTTCACCAGTCGTGATGGTGACCGCCAGCCCATCGAGCAGCACCTGGCTCTCCGGATAGATGGCGTTGTAAAGATCATTGAGCAGCGCATCCTGACCGGCACGCTCATGCGTCTTGAGGTCGAGGTAGGCCTCGATCTGAAGGCTGATCGATTCCTTGCGCGTCCCCCGCCCGGCACGGGCATCCACGTTGCTGGTCAGACGACGGACATGCAGCAGTGGCAGCGGGGTCTCCGAGCGCAGGTTGATCTGGATGGCCTCGGTCTCGATATGCGCGATGTCGGTGGCATGGCCATTGGCCGTCGAGATGGCCGCCAGTTGTGCCACGAAGGCATCGATCACGCGGGTGATGGGCGTCATGTGTCTCTCTCCTTGGCCAGGCGAGCGAGGAAACGTTGCTGGAGGTCGAAGGCGACCTGCTTGCGCAGCGCGCCATTCACCTGATGATTCCAGTGGTTCTTGAGGGTCCAGCCGTTGGCACGGGTTAGGCGACGCTGGCTGCCCTTGCGGTAGCGCACCAGCGGTGTCTTGCTGCCACCCTTGGGATTGACGAAGCCGTAGACGCGCATACGCTGGCCGCCCTTGCGAATCCAGATACTGGCGCGGGTGCCGGTGCCATCCTCCACCTCGGTGCTGTACTGCCAGGACTTGAAGGGCACCGGCGAGCGGCTGAGCGTTAGGCTGGCGCTGGGCTGGTCCTTGCTGGCCTTCTCGACCGTGATACGCGAGCGCACCGCCGTCGGCCTGACCTTGCCATCGGCGCTGATGTCATCGATGAGCTGCTTGCGGGTCGCGGATGCCTGCTCATTGATGGCCGAGGTCATCGCGCGGCGAGTGGCCGCGGGTAGCGCCTTGAACTCCGCCAGGCTTTCGGTCAGGCCCTCGATGGCTACGCCCTTGGGCAGCCGTGAATTCTTGCCACGCTTGCGCGCCATGCAGCCTCCTGTCAGCGAGGGATGGTGAACAGCTGCACGCTGATGCCGTCATCGCTGCCTTCCACGATGCCTTCGATCTCGAGCGCCAGGCCGGCGATGTGAATCCTGTCGCCGGGTTCTGGCCACGGCCAGCGCAGCTCCGGCTGCAACACCTCGATCACGTTGCGGGCCTCATTGGCCTGGCCGATGAAAACGTTCTGGCGGTGCAGCCATGCCTGAATGGGATAGGCCTCACCACTCAGTGGCTCATACTCGGCCACCACGCCCTGTAGGCGACGCGCGGCAATCTCGACCATGCTGCGTGCCGGGTCGATGGATTCGATGATGAACAGCACCCCATCGCGGCGGCGGATGATCTGGCCTGCCGCCAGCTCGGCGCGGGGCCGCATGCGCACCAGCGTGGAAGATGGGGCACGGATACCCGCCTGCTCTTCACGCCCGGCACTCTTGGGCTCCACGAATTCGGCCCAGACCTCACGCAAGGTGGGCCAGCTGGGCGGGTGCCCGGTGCGGCTACCCAGCAGGGTGACGCGATGGCGAAGCTGTCCGGCGCGCATAGTCACCTCATGCGAAGTGGTAATGGGTGTAGTGATCGACCAGGGCGCCCACGGCCATGGGAACCTCTGAGGTAATGGTGCCGATGACCACGGCTTCGCGGGTCTCGTACCAGTGACCGATCAGCAGCAGCATCGCGGTGGTGATGTCGTCATCGATGACCAGCGCGTGCTCATCCCCTTCTGCCGGAATGGCGTCGTGGGTTTCATACAGCGTGCGCCCCGTGCGTCCTTCAATGACGCGACGGGCCGCATTGGAATAGGTCTCGAGGAGCTGATCGTCCTCGGAGAAGTCCGGCTCCAGCCGGACGTGTAGCTTGATGATGTCCAGCTCGAGCATCGGCATGCCTCATGGAGTCGGTCCCAACAGGCAAGGGCCGCGCGATGGCGGCCCTTGTGTCAGGTGGTGGATGAAGATCAGGCCGCCTTGCCGGTCAACGCCTTGATGGCGGCAGTATCCTGCAGCACGCAATCGAAACGATGGAAGGCGAGGAAGGCCGTCTGGTCGAACTCGGCATAGCGCTCGACCAGGCGCTTGAGCGTCATGTAGTTGATGCGACGAATCACGAACTGCTGGAAGTCACCGGCGAACATGAATTTCTTGCTCGCGGCCATGTCCTCGAAGCCCTGGTCAATGAAGTAGGACTGACCGAGCACCGTGGACGGTGCCAGGCCCGCGACGGCCGGCAGCCACAGCGGGCGACCCTGGCCATCTTCCATCTCGGTGATCTTCTGCAGGGTGTTGTCGTTGAAGCCCAGACGGAAGTTCGCAGCGCGACGGTAGGCCGGATCAATGCTGTGGATCAGCTTGGTGATGTCCTTCCAGTTCAGGCTGGCCGCAGCGGCCGCCGCCACGGTGCCAGTGACCGAGGTGGCAAGACCCTTGGGCTGCTGGGGTGTGCCGGCACCGGTTCCGCTCACCAGGTACTTGGCTTCGGCGCGACCGATACGGGAGCCGATGCGCGAGGCCAGGAAGCCCTCGATGTCGAAGGCCGAGTCCTGCAGCAGCTCGTTGGAGACACGGATGACCTTGGAGCTCAGCTTCTTGGCGCCGAGGTTCTGGATGCCGAACTCGACATCCTTTTCACTGGCGGCGGTATTCTCGCCCAGCAGCTCGCCCTCTTCCCCAGTACCGTCAGACACCGGCCATTCGATGTTGGCGCCATCGGAGGTACTCAGGATCTGGGCGACAGAGGCCAGTCCGCCGTAATCCTGCATGGACTCATGGATGCGGTTGAGCATGGTGGTCGGCACGGTGTAGCCGCCCTTGTCATCCACGCCCGCTGCCTGAGCCCGCATCTCACGCATGACCGCGCGCTGCTCTTTGCTCATGTTGCCCATGCCTTCACGCACGAAGGCATCGAAGGCCGCGGCACGCTGCTCGTCCACACTCGGGCCCTGGGACTGCCCAGCTTCCGGCGTCTGAGACTGGCCGCGCAGCTCCTCTTCGTTGTCACGCACGAAGCGCTGATCCGCATCGCGCAGCGCTTCTTCGCGATCGATCTTGTCCTGCAGGCCATCCAGCTCGCTCTTCATGGACTGCCACTGGCTGCGCTGGTCATCCTTCCATTCGGTGTCGCCGGCATCTTCATGCATCTTGCGCATGTCCTTGGCGACGGCCGCGTACTTCTGCTTCAGTTCAGAGAGTTTCATGTAGCCTCCACGGGCTCAGGCATTGATGAGTTCAAGGAAGCGCTCGCGGGCGCGGCGCTGATTGACGGCACGCTGCGTGATCTCTCGGAGTTCATCGCAACGGGCTTGGAGCGACCGCTTGGCGGCGCCCGCATCGGGGTAAGCCGGATAGGTCACGGGGGACACATCCAGCAGGCGGCTGAATCGGTGGATGGTGCGCACGATGACGCCGTGCTCGTCCTCGCCCCACTCGTCACCATCGGGGGCGACACGGAAGGCGAAGCTGGAGCCGGTGATGTCACCTCGTGCCAGCGGCGCCATGACCAGATCACGCACCGACTGGGTATCGGGTGGGTCGATCTCATAGCGCAGGCCTTCTTCATCCACGGACAGCGACAGCGTGTTGCTGAGGGTACGGCCGAGCACGAAGTTGGGGTCATGGTTGAACAGTGCGCGCACGTCATCGCCCAGCACGTTGTCGAACGCACCGGGGGCGATCTGCTCCTTGAACATGCCCATGATCATTTCGCTGCGCTTGTTGAAGACGGCACCGTGGCCAATGATCCGCAACGGCTGCCCTTCTTCGCCCGCTTCGGCGCGGACCTCGCACGTCAGGGCGCGCTTTTCTGTCTCACTCATGATGTGGAGTCCTCGGGCGAGGGTGACTGGCCCAGCTGACTGGCTGGGGTGGCGTTGACGCTGATCAGCATTTCGCTGAGGCCATCGCGTGGGTTCATGTCTTCCAGGGCGCGGACTTCGTTGCGGTCCATCCAGCCATCGGTGATGGCCTTGTGATAGAACTCGGCACGCTCGGTGGGGGTGCCGCGCAGCAGCCCGGCGAGGTTGAACTTGGCGTAGTAGCCAGCCCGTCGCTCGGTGGGTGTGAAGATGGCGCGGTTGATCTCCTGCTCCCAGTTGATGACCCAGGGCATCATCGTGTGCCGCACGAACTGGATGGCCTGCTCGGAGATGTTCGAGAAGGTGGCCTTGTCCAGGTCGTTGATCATGTGCGCGGGCACATTGAAGATGCCGGCCACCTCGGAGCGATTGAGCTTGCGCGTCTCGAGGAACTGAGCGTCCTCCGGCGCGATGGTGATCGACTTGTAATCCAGCTGTGCGGGGAGCATCAGCGTCTTGTTCTCGGACTGGCGCAGACTGGCCACGGCCTTGGCCCAGGTCTCCTTGAGGCGGTTCCAGCTGTCGGCGTTCAAGCTGTCCTTGACGGTGACAAGCCCGGTCGGGCGCCCGCCTCCCTCGAAGAAATCCTTGCCGTAGCGCTGGGCCGCCAGCCCGAGCCCGATGGTCTCGGCGTGCTGACGCACCACGCTGACGCCGGTGCGATCGTGCGAGCCAAGCGCGCGAACGTGGATCATGTCCTCGGTGGCGACGGCGCGGGAGCCATCCTCATCGGTGACGGCATATAGCCAGCGATTGCCGCGCTTCACCGGGCTGCAGTTCCACGGGCAATGGCGTTGCAGAGAGACGGCATTGCCCCGCGCATCCCGAACCACCTCGGTGTAGCCATTGCCCCAGCCGAGCACGTGGGACTGGGCCGTCTCGCGCCACTTGTAGCTGGTCTGCCAGTCGTTGGGCTCGTCATGCAGCAGCTGATACGCGGGGTGGTCCGTGGCGGCGGTGATGACGCCGTTCTGCTTGCGCATGACGTGCAGCGGCAATTGCGCCAGCGAGGATGACAGCACGTAGATGCAGGCGTAGACCGCCCCAAGCGTCATGGCACTCTGCTGGTTGACCGTAATGCTGGAGTCGCCATGCAGGTAGTCCGCCAGCGTCTGACCGGTGAGCGGTGTTGCCGGGTTCTCGACCGAGCGGGTGGAGAACAGTTGATCGAGAATCATGAGGCCCCCTTGCGCATGGCGCGTGCGCCGAGCAGTGCCAACACCAGTAGCAGGCTGCCACTGGCCATCAGCGCGTCCGCGAGGCCGAATCGCAGGTACAGGCCGCCCGTCAGGCTGGCGAAGCCGGCCAGCCCGAGGGTGTCGAACAGTAGGTTTCGCATGTCACATGACCAGGAAGTCGTCGTCTGAGAGGGAGTCGAGAAGGCTGGGCGGCTCGACATCGAGGGTGATGGCACGCCCCAACGCCATGAGCAGCGCGATGATGCCGTCGATCTTGTTGTCGGCGGCTTCCTTGCGCGGGTAGATGTTCTCTTTGGCGTCGGCCTTGGCGACCACGTTGCTGGCCATCCAGGTGAGCAGCGGGTCAGCCGGGTGCGTGAAGCGACCGCCAGTGACGGCGGCTTCCATTTCGCGCATGGCGGGGCTCATGTTCTGGACCGTGTTGCGGTACTCGATGACCGGGGCGCCTTCCTGCATCAGCTGATGGGCGAGCTGGGTGGCCCGCCACGGATCGTAGGCGACTTCCTGCACATCGAAGCGACTGGAGAGATCGAGGATGTCTTGCCGGATGACCTCGAAGTCGAGTTCTTCGCCATCGGTGATGATCAGGTGGCCAGAGTTGACCCAGCCCTCATAGGCGGCGCGGTTGCTGCTGGCACGCTCGATCGCGCCTTCCGGCAGGTAGCTGCGCACGAAGGCGCGCCACTCGACCTTGGCGTCTGCGCGCACCTTGCGAAAGATCAGGCCGATGGCGGCGATGTCGGTCTTGCTGGCCAGGTCAACGCCCAGCCAGCAGGGCTCGCCCTCCATCTGTTCCAGCGACATCGAGTCATCACCGGCCGCCAGCCAGGTGGCCATGTTCAACCAGGCGCTGCGTGCCGAGACCCAGACATCGAGGTGCTTGGTCAGAAAGGAGTTCTGACGACTGGGATACTGGATGGCATCGCGCTGCGCCTTGAGCAGGAATTCCTCGCTGACGCTGACACCGAAGTTGGGGTTGGCCTTGCGCAGCACGTCCGGCGACTGCCAGTCGTCACCCTCATCGATGGTGTAGATCAGCGCGAAGAGTTCAGGGTTATCGACCACGCCATCGAGCATCTGCTGCGCCTGACGGCGCTTGTCGTAGCAAGGGCCAGCGAGGTTGAAGCCGGCAGTGGTGATGATGAACATCAGCGGCTGATCGCGAGCACCCATGCCGGTCAGCATGGTCTCGTAGAGGCTGGGCGATTGATGCTCATGGAACTCATCGACGATGGCGCAGCTGGGGCTCGAGCCATCGCCCGGGTCACCGATCATCGGTTCCAGACGGGAGCCGTCACCGGGGATACTGATGTTCTTGGCCATCACCTCGATACCGGCGGCACTGACCAATGCCGGCGATTTCTGCAGCATCAGCTTGGCGGGCCGGAAGACCTCCCAGGCCTGCTTCTCAGTGGTGGCGCCGCAGTAGACTTCGGCGCCGTATTCCCCATCGGCGGCCAGCATGTAGGTGGCCACACCCGCGGCGATCACTGACTTGCCGTTCTTGCGCGGCACCTCGATGTAAGCCTCACGATAACGGCGCTGACCGTTGCGCTTGCTCATCCAGCCGAACAGCACACTGAAGATGAAGAGTTGCCAGGGCTCGAGGGTGATCAGCTTGCGCTCGCGCGCCCACTTGCCCTTGGTGTGAGGCAGAAGCTGGATAAAGGCGCATGCCCGCTCGGCGGCGTCGCGATCGAACCGATAGGGAAAGGCGCGCGTCTTGGCCGCCTTCTGTTCATCGACATGACGCTGGCAGGCAAGGCGGACCCACTTGCAAGCGGGTATCCGGCCAGCCACCACGTCCCGAGCATACTTGTTCGCAGCATTGACGTTGGGATAGCTGGCCATTGAGTGTCATCGCTTGTTGCCACCCAGCAGCTCGGCGAAGGGGTTGGCGGCGTCCTTGGACCCGGGCACGGCAAGGCGTGCTCGGCTGGACGGGTCGAGACCGAGTGCGCTGCCGAAGGTCGTCATCTGGCGGGCTGCCTCATTCTTCGCGGTCAGAGCTGGGTTCTTGATGGGGGCACCGGTGGCAGGGCTTTCCAGCACCAGGCCGCATTGCTGGATCTCGACCACGGCCTGCCGCCAGGTGGCGTAGGCATCGCAGTAGGCCTCGAGCTGATGCAGGTCAGAGCGCGTCAGGATCTTGGAGCCGACCAACCAGGGCGCGAGCTTGTCCCAGGCATCGCGACCGATCTCACATAGCCAGTCGGGTGCCGGCGGGGCTTCATCGAGTGCATCGCCCTCGGGCTCGTCGTGGTTTATGGCACGCTTGCCGGCGTTGCCCTGCACCGCCTTCAAGTGGCTTGGTTTGGGCTTGCGACCTCGTGTCATCTGAGAATCCTTCGCGCTAGGCTGATTTTTCAATTTCGCGGGTGTGAGAAAGAAACGTAACGGAACGGTGGCCGGCCCCAAAGGTGGTAGAGATTGCCCCCCCTCCCCCCTCTCAGGGCCTGTCGTGGTTGCCTGATTTGGCCAGCAGCGCCTCGCTTGCCGTCTTGGCCTGATGGCAGACCTTGCAGATCGCCTCGAGGTTATCAGGGGCGTCTGTGCCGCCCTGAGCCTTACCCACAATGTGATCAACTTCAGTGGCTGGCGTGATGCGATTTACGCGCTCGCATGGCTGGCAGAGGTAGCGATCACGCTTGAGAATTCCGCTTCGCAGTCGTCGCCAAGGCCGACCGCCTCTGCCTTGCCCACCTCGCTTGCTCTTGCCCCAGTTGATGGCTCGATCGGCATGCGCTTCGCAGTACCCATGAGAGGCAGTCGTCTTGCCACCACACATGGGCGCCCTGCAGGGTCGTGGTGGCTTGATAGGCATACAAAGACCTCTACATGAAAGTCGATAGGTATTTTTATTCTTATTGATGCAACTAATTTAGTGCACCAAGATTAACAAGACATATCTACACAAAGAGAGGCCGAGATGACGGCTCCTAGCAGCATCCGCGTGGTCGCTAGAGGCAACCAGTGGGCCGTGAAGCGAGAGGGGAAAACGCTGTGTATCAGATGTTTTACAACACAATACGATGCGATTGATTACGCACGCGCCCTCGCGGCCCGACTGAGAACCAAGCTCGTGATTGAAGCAAGAGGCGGAAACATTGTTGATAAATACTCACCATTACTACAGTAAGAACTACACATATATCGATCACAGGAGCCTTTCATGATGCTCGAGCTATATCTCTACCGCTGCACTGACGGCTGGGCAGTACGTCGTGAGCTCGAGGATATGCCGCACAAGACATTCAAGCAGGAAGCCGAAGCCCGTGAGTACGCAGAGGCTCTCGCCCATATCAAGGGATACAAGCTCTATGTCATCCGCGACGGAGGCACTGGGCGAGACCGCGTGCTGTGACCAGGGCAAGGGAGTGATCATGAGTCGATGGGTAACGCCATCTGGAGCTCTTGCCGCCAGTAGTCAGCGCGAGACTCCAGCGCCGGCTTGACCCACCGATGGCTGGCCAGCTCGCGACCGGCAAGGCTGCCCTTGGCATTCTGGTCATCCAGTGCGCGACAGGCCTTCTCGAACTCTTGCATAGCGCTCAGCTCACCGCGCATCAACGCATCGATGCGTAGGTCACACCATGCGGCAAAGTCATCATCCAACCATCGCGCGAAGGCCACCGCTAGCTTGGGATGCAGCCATGTGCCTTGTAGCAAGCCGCCTCTTCGGGTGATCACGAGACCGAAGTCCGATTTTCGGACATCGGTCCTCCCCATCGCTCTAGCCAAGGCAGCGATATAGCTTTGGGTTCGCGGAAGCTCCAGCCATTTGGCCGGCCTCTTGCCAAAGCGCTTGGCAATGTCAGTAGCATTGATCCAGCAATCTGTGTTGAAGCGGACCGACTGGCCTTCGTAGTCGAGCGGAATAACGTTTGTCATCGGTAGAGCCTTTTAGAGATAGAGCCTGTCACCCAGGAGTCGCCAACCCAGAGAGGCCCGATGAAGCCATCGGCGCTCCTCAGGCTCTATCCTGAAAGGCTCTGGTAAGTACCGGGCGCGGGTGAAGCGCCCACAAAAAAGCCCCGCCGGAAGGCAGGGCTTTTCAATTCTTCTGGTGTTACTCGGCAGTCGGCTGCTCGGCCCCATCAGGGCCATCGGCCAGGCGCTCGAGGATCGAGGCCGTCGCCGTGCGGTCAGCGTTGAACCGGCGACGCTGTGACTCATAGTCAGCCAGTAGGCTGAGCAGATCGCGGTTGGATGTCACTGGCCGATCAGGCGCAGGCAGTGGATTGAGCAGGTAGCTCGGCACATCAGGCGTGCACTGCCACTCAGTGGGCATCACCACTGGCTTGCTCTCGAAGGCGCTGCAGCCACTCAGCAGCAGCATCAGGCACAGGCCGGTCAGCCCACTCAGCAGTCGGCGCATCGTCGTTCTCCATTCGGCGAGCAGCTGCCCGGGCAGCCATGATTGAACGGTCATCTAGGGCGCGGCTGGCTTCGCGGGCCTCCAATGCGACGGACAATCGCTTCATCTGATTGCCATAGTGCAGCGCCATCATCTCGAGCCCGCGGTTGACCGCCTTCTCAGTGGAAAGCTCAGCCTTGAGGTCATTGGCATGCTGCTCGGCCTTGGTTGCCTCATAGGTCTGCATCGCACCCCAGCCCAGCACCACCGCCATCAGGATGACCTCGAACTTCACGCCTGATATCAGCTTGCGGCCCCATGCCCACGCGGTCGTGATCAGTGCAGCCATCGTCCCAGCACCTTATCGAAGATGGCGTCAGACTTGGCACGCAGCCACTCGACACCTAGGAAAGCGATCGCAGCCCCGATGGCCACGGCCATGTCCTGATCCAAGCCACCCCAGTCCAGCAGCGGCTTGAGCGCCAATGTCAGGCCACCCACCAAGGTCGCCTCGAGCAATGACTTGTAGAAGCGGCCACCGGCATGCAGGCCGCGCAGCAGCGCGATCACGAATGACAGCCCCGCTGCATAAAGGTTGGCTTGATACGGCTGTAGCCACTCCAGCAGCATCTGCCATGTCGATGGATCGCGGTGTGGCATATCGGCGGGCTCGTGGTCGTCATCATGCATATGGCCTCCTGAGTCGGTAGGCCCTGCGTAGTTCGTTGTTATCGTTATGCGATGTGGCCGCCAGCACGCACGTACACGCCCAGCAGCTCATCGGTATCAAGCTCTCGCTGCCCGTAACCTGCCCCCGGCAAGCTCGCCCAGATGCGCCGACAGGCGTGGATGGCCTCAGCGATGCGCCCGTCATACACCAGCCCCAATGCCCGGCACTGACGAATCAACTGCTTGGCCGCCTCATCCTGCGAGGCAGGCGAGAAGTCCGGCAGATGGAAGCGCTTGGCCAGGTCATCCCAAGTCCCGACTAGGAACTGATACCGACCAGCCGCCGTGCTGTGGATGTTGTACGACTTTAGCCACACCGACTGGCGCGGATGATCATCGAAGCCATCGAAGGTCTTGCCACCCACCAGCACGTCATAACCCTCAATCGAGCTGAAGCGGGGCGTGCCCTCGGCATAGGCAATGGTGTCCAGGAAGGCCGCCAGATTGCTGGCATCATCAGCCGCCGGATCAACAGGCGCGTCAAAGCCCACCAGCTCGACCTCATCGAGCCAGTGCGCGGGGGCATATGCAGGCATGGGAATCACCGGTAAGCAGATACGAAAAAGCCCCGCCAGATGGCAGGGCTCAAAGCTGTACATGGAGAGCGTCATGTATCCCGTCTATTTGAACGCCCATAATCTAGCGCCGCTTTGGCAAGCTCATGGGTCAGGCGTGTAAACTCACACTCCTCCACGACCTCATTCAAATCGATCCCCATATCATCACACACAATGCATAAGGACTCTCCAAGGAATTTAAGATCTCCTCTCTTGGCTTGCTCAACATGCGAAACGATAACAATTTCATCTAGCATGAGTTCCCCCATTCTGAGCCAATCCGCCTTCCCCCTCTTGCTTTATTCAATTTGCGTGCAAGCTCATACTCATAACAGGCAGATTTTGCCAAGCTCTCAGTCAAATCAAGGTGGCTATAGCGCTTTACTAACTCCGCAAATGTGAGCTCGCAATATTCTCTTTCTTTATTCAGCAAAGCTCCCAGCGCGAAGAGCTCGATGTGCCCAGCCTTCGCCTTCTCGATAAGCCCAGCAGTTACTTGGCCCATTTTCTCCCCCCACCGTGTCCCAAGGTCCCGAGTGAAAGATGGGCTGCTCTAGAGAGAAAATCACTAAAAAAATTAACGATAGATCAACGAAGCATTGACTACAAAGAATGCTTAACTCATCAATGCTCTAAGCAAAAAGCCCCGCCAGATGGCAGGGCCTTGAAATGAGTGGTGATCCAGAAACGCAAGAATCACACAATAGCTGGATCATACCCTCTCGCGGCCGCTTTTTCAACATGTAGTAGTCAGGCAGCCATTTCAGCCTGAGAAAGTACCATATACAGTAGCGAGTCACGACCGCGCGCCGCTGCCTTCCGAAGCGAAGTAGATGACTTGAACGGCTCCACCTTCACAGCCCCAGGCACCCAGCCCAACCGCGCCAGAATCGCCACCTGCGCCGCCACGGCCTGCGATTGGGTCATCATGCGCGGCGACTGGCAATGCTGCACCGGCGGAATGGCATAGGCCGCCAGCAGGACCGCCATGCGCTGTCGATCGCTCAAGCGTGACAGCAACGCCGCCGCCATCGTCCGCCACTGGCTTTCCTGCTGATAACGCTCTGCCGCCTTGCCGACATGATCCACCAGGCCCGTGCAATCGCCTCGCCCCTCGCCTATGCCTCCCACCGATGACACCTGATGCCATCCCGCGTTCTGGTGGCGCAGCCCGGTGCGATACTCGATCTCTTCCTCGAGCAGCTCATCCAGAGCATGCGCCAACGCCTGCTGCCGCCTCACGCCCTCCGGCAGCTTCTCGATCAGGCGGAAGGTCTCCGCCAGCCCCATATCCTCGATCCGCTGCATGTCCTGCCCTCCTGCTCCAGGTTACTACGTGAGCACTATGCCGTTGCCTTGCGCCACTCACTGCCATGCGGCATCACTTCTGGCTCACCGGCCACCACCGTCTCGGGCCAGCTCGCATAGACCACCAGCACCGCCTTGGCCTCATCCACGCCTTTAGCCAGCACCGCCAGATAGCCATTTCCCTCCATCTTCTCAAGCCATTCGCGCTGAGACTTCGCCAGGGCGGCATCATGTGGCGGGGCTGCTTTGAACTCGATGTAGAGTCCGTGATACCCACCGCGGGCCGTGGCCACCACCAGGTCACTCACCCCAGCCCGCACGCCCTGCATCTTGAGGTCTGCCGCCGTCTTCTTGCTGCGCTTGCCCCCATTGGGGACGTGGTAGACCACCCCGAATAGCAACTGCCCTACCTGCATGCCGTTCTGCTGCTGAGCGTACAGCCAGCGAATCAGCACCTTCTGCTCCAACCCTTCACGGTCGATGCGTGGCGCCGACTTGCGGGCTTGGCCGGCGGCACGGTTTGGCGACTTGCGGGCCGCCACCTTGGCGGAAGGATGTGTTGCCCAGCTCATGACGATGCCCTCACCTGATTGGATTGCCAGCGGCGATAGTTGGTGATGATCCGACGCAGCATGTGCGCCGCCCTCGGCTCGTGATCGATCTCGGCCCGACTCTTCACCCCGCAGGCCGTGCGAATGAAGTCCACCGCGTCTTCCTCCTTGTGCGTACCATCCGGCAGCACATTGGTATCGATGCCGTGTCGAGCCCGGCGCGCCTGATCCAGATAGCGATGGAATCCCTCGGCTTGGCATAGCATCGCTGCCTTACGGGCCAGCGGGCCGCCAGCGGGCTTGGGTGTGGTCTCAGTCACGCTTGCCCCCTCAGTCGCTCACCATTGGCATTGAAGCGGGGAGCGCCCAGGGCAATGCAGCGCTTGCACGTCCCCAGGCACCCCGCCAGCTGATGGACGGCCACGCGCCTACCGCAGGCAAAGCAACGACGCAGGGCTGAACGATTCGGGCGCTTGAAGCTGCCGGCGGGGCGATAGCTCACTGCAACATCCCCAACGCATCCGTCTGACGTCTTGCTGGCGCCAAGCGGATCAGGCGGTATTCATGCGCGGCACTGTCTCCACGCCGGCGGCTCTCCACGATCAACCCATGCTGGCGACGCAGATCTCGCAGGCGGGCACTGATGGCTGCCTCACTATCCAACCGATCGAAGCGCTTGCGGATCTCGGCAGCCAGCTCATGCAGCATCAGCCACGAGCGCGATTCACTGAGTGCCAGATACGTCCGCCCTAGCTGGCAAGCTGGATTGTCCAGCGACGCGCGGCGCGGACGAGTCGCACCAGTAGGCTTGCTGCCAATACCCGTGGTGATTGCCTGATTCTCATGATTCGCCATGTGCCAACCCTCCTCGCATCATCTTCAGTGCCTGGGCAGGTGTGATGCCTGCCAGCTCACCCGCTGCCTTGCGGGCCTTCTCCTCCCCCACCATGGCGGCACGTTCTGCCGGTGACAGTTGGCCGTCATGCACAATCGCTGCTTGCGGCTTGAGGTCATCACCCCGGGCGTATCGCTCCACCACCTGCTGGTAGTACACGCGGAAGGCACGTTCGTGCTTGTCCATGCGCTGATAGCTGGCCGAGGCCATGCCGTGAAGATCCATGTGCTCGCCCGCGGCGGCGATGGCCTCATGCGGATACGGCTTGCCGGTGAAGGCGTGGTCCTGCAATGCCTGCCAGGCGGTATCGAAGTCCGGCAGGCCCAGCCCCTCGGGTGTCATCTGGCATAGCTCGGCGAACTGCATGGCGCTGTCCGGCGGGAAGGCGTTGCCACGCTGCTGGAGCGACCTGGCCGTGCGGGCTTTCTCGGCCTGCAAGCCACAGCGCAGGTGCTGGGTGCTCAGGTGGCTCAGGGCTGCCAGCCACTCACCTTCCACGTCACAGCTCACCCACTGGCCATTCTCTTCAGTGCCCCAGCCCATCTCACGGCAACGGCGATGCCAGTGGGCGCCATGCAGCTGGGCCAAGCGATCGAACAACGCATCCACCGCCTTCTGGCTCACCCGTGGCAGGTCATCGCAGCCACTCGCCATCGATGACGTCGCCGGACGGCGGCTGGCCTTCGGCTTGTTCACGGCGGCGCTGCTCAATGAGTGCACGCCCTTCAGCGGCTGAGAGTTTCGAGTTACGGATTGGACCAGTTGAGCGACGGCTTCCATGGGTGCCTCCAGCGTTGCGTGCAGTGTTGTTCGATGTATTGGCGTTCTGACTCATGCGGGCCTGACGGGCCGCCTCTCGCTTGCGGTTCTCACTCACCCAGCGCACGAAGCGAGTGCACCAAGCATGGGAAGAGTGATAACGACCGGGCTGATCCGCGAAGTGCGCGGTGAAGTCCGCCAGCTCGGCGGCATCCCATGTCAGGTCAGGCTGACCCCGGCGCATCGTCTCCGTCTGCCAGTGGCTGGCATCCGGCTGCCAGTCCAACGTCATCGGCACCTGGCGGGCACCGGCTGTCACTTGCGGCTGGCCGTTGTCTGCCTGCTGGGCCGCTCGTTCGAAGATGCTCGGCTCGCCCGCGCCAGAGAGAGAGGGGTTAGGATCATTGGTACCCTGATTCGTCGGAGATTTTTCCGACCCTGGCACGGATATTTTTCCGACCCCGCTCGGAGATTTCTCCGAGGTCGGATTTTTTTCCGACCCTTGAGAATCAGGCGCCGAGGGACGGATCGGAGATTTTTCCGACCCTGTCGAGCGTCCCCAGGTCACACCCTTCTCGGTTAGGCGCATGTACGTCCGGTTGTCGCAACTGGTCATCACGATCAGGTCGAGCTTGGCCAGCTGCTTCATGAGTCGGTAGGCGGTGTCGTGCTTATCAGTCAGCAGCGGAAGCTCTTCGCAGATCTTCCCCTTGCCGATGTTGAAGTAGGTGTGGCCATCGATCTGACGCGCATTTGCCCAGGTAGGCACCTGATGCAGAAATGCAAACAGCATCGCCTGCTGAGCATTGAGCCCCCACTCGACGGCCTTGACTTGGTTGATAGCAACGAGGTACTGCATCAGCGATATCCCCGCATCGAGCATTGGCGACTCGTTTGTGATCGATGCAGACTCATGCCTCACCTCCCGCCAGTGTCAGATATTTGGCAGCGCGGGCCTGATGCCACTGCATGCTGCCCAGATCGCCGCCCTTGTCGCCGCGACGGGCCGCCAGCAACGCATTGCACTGGTGCCAGGCGGCATAGGCCGAGTGATATTCGCCGGTGAGGCGCGGCTGGTCTGGCAGCAGCTCCTTCAGCTTGGCGACCTTGCGGCCAGCACGGGACATCTCTGTCTCAAGGCGTGCCGAACTCATTCGTGCCGTGATGCTCATGCCGATACCTCATCGCCCTTGGCTGCCACGCCCAGTGACAGGCGCTCGAAACGTCCTGCCTCGCTCATGTGGTGGTCGATCGACAGAGTGCGGCGGGCATCTGCCTGCGCCGTCTCACCCTGACCCTTGCCGCATTCCAGCAGGGCCACCACGGCCAGGTGGTGCTGCATGCTCATACGCAGATCAATCACGCCACCCACTCGCTCACGCTTCTCGATCATCACCGCCAGCCGATAGGTCTCGGCCTTGAGGGACTCACAGCCCCAACCCCGATAGCTGGTCAACATCTGCTTGGCTTCACTCGTCTTGATCGTCATGCCATACTCCCTTGGCATAGTGAGATGCTTCCCCCGGATTGGTTTCGACGCCTTCGGGGGATTTTCGTATCTGGTGCCCGGTTACCGGCTCACCACCTTCAGCGGTTTGCGCATCGCCTGCAGCTGGCCCATCAGAGTGCTCATCTGCTGCTCAATGGCCTTGTGCTGTGCCTCAAGCTGCGCCGCCTCTTCCTCGTCTACCTCGCCATCTGCAATCGCTGCCTGAATCAGCGCTGCCATCGCGCCCTGCCCCTGCTGGGCATCCAGCACTGACGCGAACACGTCACCACGGCTCACCTCGCCCTTCGCACAACGCGGCACCGCTACCATGCTCAGGTAATCCAGAAACGGAGCCATCAGGCGCATCTGGTGCTCGCGGTCCACGTTCCAGAAGATCCCCACGAAATCGATGAAGCGCAGCGGCATCGGCTCGTCTTCGCTGAGGCGGCGATACATGGACTTGGCTGACATTCCCAGATCGCTCGCCAGCTGCTTGGGCTGGCACTCGAACGCCACGTCGTGCACTGCGTCCAGGAAGGCATCCATGTCTCGCTCGATATCTGTATGGGCATCCAAGGTCAATTTCTCCGTGTTCGTTCCGTTTAAGCCGATATGGGCGGCGGGCTATGCTGTGGGTGTTAGGCAGTGTTCTTGTTGGCGTTCCGCAATCCGTGGACTAGCGGCGGGCACAGCTTCTCAGCCTTGAACTTGCCCATCGTCAACCGCTCTGCACGGAGCGCCAGAACTGGAGACATCCCATGTTTTCCGCGAACCCATCCAGAAACTGTTCCTTGGTAGACCCCAAGCGCATCAGCTGCCTTGGCTTGGGTCCCAAAGTGATCAACCAAACGCTCGAATATGTTTTTCATCGTGCCGCTCCATACGGGAATACCCGTAATCATAAATACGGGACTACCCATTTGCAAGGATATGGGCGCGCCCATGATAATCACCCCATGGAATTCAAAGACCGCCTTAAAGCCGCCCGAAAACACGCCAAGCTCACCCAGGTGCAGCTTGCTGAGCGTGTGGGTATAGACCAGACCAGCGTTTCCGACCTAGAGCGGGGCAAGTCCCGCAAGACTGGGTACGCCGCTGAGATCGCTCATGTCCTTGGTGTGAGTGCGAGATGGCTCACCAGCGGCAAAGGCGAGATGCTTGATTCAGAGACCGCTCCCCGAAGCGATGCCAGTGAGCTGGTGTTCCATGAAACGGAAATCGTAGACGGCGATGAGCCTCTCCGGGATGACGAGGTAGAGATTCCGTATTTTCGTGAGGTTGAGATGGCGGCTGGCGATGGCCGAACGCAAGTCATCGAGAACCACGGGGCGTACATGCGCTTCAGCCTGCCGCGCTTGATGAAAGCCGGTGTAGATCCCTCACTTGCGGCATGCGCCACCGTTTCTGGCGACTCGATGGAGCCGGTGATCGTGGACGGCTCCCCCATCGGCATCGACAAGGGCTGCCGACAGATTCTGGATGGCAAGGTCTACGCACTAGATCATTGCGGCATGCTGCGCGTGAAGCGCCTTTACCGCTTGCCTCCAGGGCGCATGCGGGTGGTCAGCGACAACCACATCGAGTATCCGGAAGAGATCTACACCCTGGGCGATCCGGATGCCCCGAAGATCATCGGTCGCGTCTTCTGGTGGGAAACCTTTGCCTGAGAAATCCTCGCGCGCCCGCGTAACCAGAGAGAGTGGTTCTAGTAGGTAGGTTCTGGGGGTAGCACTGGTGACACCCTCCCTACCAATGCGTCATGGGGCCTACGATGGCCTATCGGGGACTGTACGAATAAACACATTTGCGCAGGTCGTGACAGCGACTAAACTGGCATTCTATACCTAGGTAGATATAATGCTGCATCTACACATACACGAAGATGCTCAAAGAGACATTGATGCCCTTTGGGAAACAAATGAAGACGCAGCAGCAACAATCATCACAACTCTTGAAGAAATTCAAGCGAACCCAGACACTTTGGACATACTAACGATCCATAAATTCGGGAACGACCGGAATGTAGATGAAATTAGTATCAGCAAATGGCAACAACTATGGCGGCAAGGGAAAGACCTTTGGCGCTTAAAGATCTGGGAGCTTGAACATGGCCAAGACCGATGGCGAGTCATATACGCATACATAGTTCATGAACAAGCTTTTTATGTGTTAGGTGTTGTACCAAGGAGCTTTAACTATGACCCAGACCACATCTTATCTCAAAGAATCATTCGGGCATACAACGACCTCAGTTAACCATACCGAGGTTAGCACGACTAGCAAGCCAGCTAAGGTAATTAATATTGAAACGCGCCTGAAGGTAGAATCAGTTGCGCCAGAGAACTATATAACTCTATCTGAGCTAATTGCCAACGCCAATAAAGATCAAAAAAAGAAAGATGCTCTAGAGCGTGCAAGAGCTAGACTAGCTGGCTCCATTAAAAAATCAGAGGGGCCTACCTTAAGAGCTAAGAGACTTGAAATGGGATGGTCTCAAACTAAGCTGGCTGAATTGCTAGAAACCAGTCAATCCCATGTCGCTCGTATCGAGAAAGGCGATGAGAACCTTCAGCTTTCTACCTTAAGAAAGCTATGTAAGTGCTTTAAAATTGACATGAACTCTGTAGAGAAATTACTGAGCAATCAGAGTAAGAATCCGAGGAAGTAGCCATGATACTCAACACCTTTTCTATTTTTTGCGATGACATTAGGCAAGAGATTGGTGACAAAAACACCTTCGTAGGCTCTTATTCCGGAGAATTAATTGCTCAAAGACTCCCAATAGTATTACCCAAGCTTTGCGTGGTAGTCTTCTGCATATACGACACAAAGCAACAAGACACTGATGCCAGTATAACCATTGAGATACTACTCGGAAATGAAAAAATAGCATCTGCAGAATATCCACTAAAAGAGGTATACTCTGAGAACAGTGATAATGGAAGCAACGTTATCCAAGCTAATTTCATTTTCACTCCTGTAGAAATCAACAAGCCAAATATACTACGTGCTATTATAAGAGAAGGTGACAAGGTCCACGAAAATATGGGCCTGAATATACGATCTACCACTCCTCCAGCTGATTCCGAGTAACCTTGTCGGCATCTTATCTTAAAGCGCCCCACTCCGCATGACTCGCACGGAGGCGAACTCATGTCTGCTGCCTTAATCGTTTTCCTGACATTTTCCGTCTTTCTGCTGCCCTGGCTGGCCGTGATGCATGCCGCGTACTACAAGGGCGTGGATGCCCTGTCGGCGGGCGCGGTGGGATTCTTCGGCACACCATTGATGGGCATGCTCTACGTCATCGCCATGCCGGGCGACCCGGTGAAACTCAAGCGTCGCCGACTGCGTAGCGCCAAGGCCACTGACAAGGAATGCCCGCACTGCCTCTCACTGATCCCCAAGCAAGCCACCATCTGCCATCACTGCGGCCGCAATAGCGCTCTGACCGCCAGCCAGCCCGCACGCGGGGCGAAATCTCCTACCCCACCTCCAACCCCACCCCAGCCACCAACGCGCGAGCCAGCCCCCATTCCTGTCGGTAGCTTCGAATATGCCGAACACGGCGGCACCGATACATGGGCGCAAGAAGACCTCAAGCGCCGCATCGAAAACGTAGACCGCTAAGCCTCCCGCAGGCCATCTGACCCGCCCATCGTGGCGGGTTTTTTATTGCCTCCGACATGGGCAGGAATGTTCTTTCCTGAAAAATACGGGCAAAACCTTGACCATTAATACGGGCCTACCCATAATAATTCACATCGACACAGCACACCGCCATCGTCACTGAGTGGATTAGAGCAGCCCATGACCGACACAGCCCGCAAGCATCGTTCAGCCATCACCCTCGCCATCATCGTCGGCGGTCTGGTCACGCTCGCCAGCCTCACCCAGCAGACTGATGGCCCGCGCCAGCTGTCCGCCAGCGAAGCCGAATACTGCGAGATGACCGCCATGTGGCAAGAAGACACCAAGGCCGGTTTCGCCGAATCACAGCGCCGTGGCTGGCCGGACTTCAAGCGCACTGCCGCCAGCCTTTGCTCCCCTCAGATTACGCATGGTCAGCAGCTCGCCAGTCGCTGATCCCGCCTCGCCCCACAGCCAGCAGGTGGTGCCAGTGGGATTGCGAGCATAACCACCCGCAGGTAAGGCGCCGGTTCCTCCCTTGCGCTAGCGGCCTTACCCCCGACACCTGGGCAAGTGGTGTGACAGCTGGAGAGACAGCGCTTATCAGAGGGCATCGGCACTGCCGGTATCGCCTGATGAGCCCCGAACCGCCGGGCAATGCGGCTGCTCTTTAACAATCAGGCATGCCCAGCCCGCCCGTAGCGCTAGACACGCGAGAGGCCGCTGGGAGTACGCCGCCCAGGGCTGTCGAAATACTGGGAATGATATGGGGCTTTGCCACTGGCAGAGCCCACCCGAGAGCGCATTGGCAAGCCATCACACAGCGCGACGGCTTACCGATACACTTTCCCTGCAGTGCCTGTGCTTCCTCGCCATGTCCCTGGCGAGGCCTTTTGGCACCACCCTTTTCATCGTGTCTCTCGGCGCACCTTGCCCACCCCAGCCGGTGGGCCTTTTTGTGCTCACACGCCAGTCTCTTCTGGGGGCTGACCTGTGCGTTCAACCACTCAAGGAGGACAGCATGACGCTCTTTCTTCGATCTCGGGTCACCGTCGATGGCATCACCGCGACAATGGCGGAACACGCCGAGCGGCTCGGTATCGGGGAAGGGACACTCATGTCCCGCATGACGCGCTTGGGTCGTCATGACCCGATACTACTGCTTGAGCCAGCCACCAGGTCTCGCAAGCCAGTGTCATCGCCCAGTCAAGAAGAGATCATCAGCACCTTAAGACGCACGCCCGCCGGCCTGTTGGCAACTGCCAAACGACTGGGCGATTACGCCTCACTCAAACAGGAATCATCATGATTCACCCGCTACTCATCGCCGCCACTTGCCTGGCGGCTTTCTTTTGCCTGCTCGCCGGTGGCTGGCTCGACACACTGCTCACCAAGGATGACTGACATGACCCGCGATCAACTGATGGACAGCCTGCTGCACCTCCCCCACCCGTGGCCGCGACCCGAGACGGAATGCAGCCTCCCGACCGATAACGGCCACGGCGATCTCGAGGGTTGGATCAAGGGCCCGACCAATAACGAATGGCATTACGCATGGATAGGCGCCCATGAGCGCCGCATCGTCATCACCCGGGAACAATGGGAAGAGGCGCTGCTGGCCCGTGTGAACGACAAGGATCAGAGCGCATGGCAGCACGGCGACCCGAACGCACATGATTCGGTGCGCAGCGTGATGCAGGAATGCAACGAGGCGAAGGACACCAACCCGAAGGATGCGATCGGGGCCAGCAAGCTGCCGCTGCACCTATGGCCAGTGCCTGCCACTGCACTGGGCTCACTGGCGCTACTGGATGGTGCCCTGAAGTATGGGCGCACCAACTGGCGGGCCGCTGGCGTGCGGGCATCTATCTACGTGGATGCCTGCCAGCGTCACCTCGGTGCATGGTTCGAGGGGGAAGACACTGACCCCGATAGCGGTATCCACCATCTGGGCCATGCCCTCGCCTGCCTCGCCATTCTCACCGATGCACAGCATGCCGGAAAGCTGAACGATGACAGGATGCTGCCCGGCAACCTCCGCCAGCTTATCGATCAACTGACGCCCGAGGTCGAGCGCCTCAAGGAAAAGCATTCAGACAAGCATCCGCATCACTACACCATCGAGGACGCTGACCAATGAACGTCATCGACCTCTTCGCCGGTGCCGGAGGATTCAGCACCGGTGCCACTATGGCCGGCTGCAACGTGGCCTGGGCTGCCAACCACTGGCCGGATGCTGTCGAGTGGCACAGCCGCAACCATCCGAACGCAGCACACATCTGCCAAGACTTGCATCAGGCGGATTGGAGTCAGGTGCCCGCGCATGATCTGATGCTGGCGTCGCCCTGCTGTCAGGGCCACAGCAAGGCGCGAGGCAAGGCCAGCGGCAACCCTCAGCACGATGCCAGCCGCTCGACTGCCTGGGCAGTGGTATCAGCTGCCGAGTATCACCGGCCGCCAGCCATCCTCGTGGAGAACGTCCCCGAGTTCCTCGATTGGCAGCTCTACCGCCCCTGGGTGCTGGCCATGCAGGCGCTGGGCTATGCCGTCAGCCCGCATGTGGTAGATGCCGCTGACCTCGGCGCCCCACAGAACCGCATCCGGATGTTCCTGGTACTCACCCAGTCCGCCCAGCCGCTCAAGCTGAACCTGCCGACACTCGATCACCTGCCGGCCGCCAGCTTCATCGACTTCGAGGCAGGCCGTTGGCAACCCATCGAGAAGCCCGGGCGAGCCGCCGCCACCCTGGAGCGCGTTCGCGCTGGTCGCGCCACCCACGGTGACCGCTTCCTGATCAGCTACTACGGCAACACCAAGACAGGGCGCTCGCTGGATCGCCCCATCGGCACCATCACCACGCGCGATCGCTGGGCCATCGTCGATGGCGACCGCATGCGCATGCTCAGCCGTTGGGAATGCCGATCGGCCATGAGCTTCCCCGACACCTACCAGCTACCGGACAACCACCGCCTCGCCGTGCACCTGCTCGGCAACGCGGTATGCCCTACCCCGGTCAGCCACATCATCAAGGCGCTGCAGCAAGCCGCGTAAACTTGTCATACACAGATGCTAGCAGCTCAAGCTTAGAAAAATCTGTAAGAAGCTATAAAAACAAACACTTAAACAACTATATACGTAAAGATATACTCTGAACTAAATCCTGTTTAGAATTATGCCTCTATACTAGGTTTTCCCGTTATCATACTTAGACAAAAGATTCAAGGGAGATGAGTCACATGAACATCCCTGCATGGAACGCAGAAGGCTTAATGCCTCCAGTAGTAGAGGCATCCAGCCCTAATGTTCAATCTAGTAGGCTACCATATAAGGTAGATATCACTGATTTATGTGAGTACTTTAGTACTTCTCCAAAAAGAATAGAAATACTAAACAAGCTTTTAGATTACCGAAAGCTAATCCATGACACAGGCTTAACTACTGGGATGCAATGGATAAATGGGAGTTTTACAGAGAATGTAGAGGTAAGGGAAGAGCGCTCTCCCAATGATATAGACGTTGTTAATTACGTCAAAATACCCCCAGAAATTGCAAAGGATGAATCCAAAGCAGGTGCTATACTATATCCATTAGCGATCAAACCAGAAAATAAAACAGCAATAAAAACAAACTACTTAGTAGATGCTTATTCAATTTGCTATGGCTACCAAGCACTTAATTACGAATATATAGAAGTAGCGGCATATTGGTATAGCATGTGGTCTCATACTCGTGATGGAATTTGGAAAGGTTTTTTAGCTATAGATTTAGCTCCACACTTAGATTCACAGGCTAGACAGATACTACAAAATAAACTCAACCCGGTGGAGGATACTAATGCTTAACCAAGAGCTTTCCTCGATCAATGCCGAAGCTGATCAAGTAAGAAGCTTGCTTGATGGGCTAGATAGCGCCGACTTTCTGAATAGAATGTCATTAGAGACTAGGCTTGAACATCTAACATCATTGGCAAATGAGCTTCACCAAACTGTTCAAAGGCCAGTAACTACATCCAGAATTTTATTTAAAGGTGAGCCAGTTCTCGGTACGAGAGGGATCGTTGCCGATTTTGCGACCAAAGCAATGGGAGCATTTTCTGATTCATTAACTGCTGTAGCTGCTTCTCTTAATATCTCTCTACCACCGATGGGGCCAATTCCAAATAGGCAAGATCATCAGATAATGATCACTGGAGTGGCAAGAGGATCATTTGGCTTCCAGATTGAAGAGTATTGCAATGGAAATCAGCTAGACCTAGGCTGCGAAAGCTCTATCGGAAAAGCCATGGAGCTGACTAGCAATTTAATTGAAAGCTCTATAAGCAATGATGATGATCAACTTTCTGAGGCAGCATCTGAAATAGATCATCGCGCGCTCATAAAAATAAGAAGCTTTATGAAAATAGTATGTGATCATAATGCTATGTTCTCACTTAAAACAGGCAGCAAAAATATAAATCTCACAAGCGTGAATCAAGTTCAGAGAGCGCTTGAAAGGCTTAGTGAAGACAACATACAAGAGAGCACAAAGACATTTAGAGTTATCTTCTTTGGCTCAATGCCCCAGAGAAGAACTTTTGAATTTAAAATGATCGATCAAGATGAATGGCTATATGGTAAAATAGACTCCTCTCTAGAGGTGTCCGACCTGATAAATAAGAACATACACAAACCGGCTAGTGCAGTTTTACACACCACAAAGGTAGGTAATGGAAAAGTTAAATATAGACTCGTAGGTATACCTGAGTGGGATTAATTAAATTCCATATTAAGCCCGCCACCTGGCGGGCTTTTTTTGTTCAAGGGAGGCTAAATGCGTCAGGTATCGCAATCAACGTGGCAGTCGCCAGCACATAGCCCGTGCCCGCAGTGTGGTGGCAGCGGCACATTCCATGGCGTCTTCCATCGTTCGCCCTGTGCTCACTGCCATGGCACCGGGTACGCCGCTGACGATGGTGAGGCGTTGCCACTGGAAGACCTGATCGTGATGATCAGTCGGCGCCGCGACCACTGGCAACAAGCGCATGCCCAGCTGATGAAGGTGCCCGGCGTGCGTCAGGCCGTGGAGCAATACCAGGCGGCGCGACAGGCAGAGCAAGAACGTGAGGCCATGGGCTATGGCTCGGGCCGGTATCAAGGTGACTGAACTTCTGTCTTATTTTCAATCAAATCAAACTTATAAATCTCAACTGCTTCTATAAAACTGTTTGCCTTATCTTTTAGCTCTTCATAACTCTCATTACAGTCATCGATCTTTACCTGTCCTTTTATATCCAATCCAACCAATTCATCATAAATCCCACTTATACCATCGACTTCAGCTTTAAGATCGTTGTTAACGGCAAAATTCATTGACCTACCCTTCACATACACGTCTTTATATTCACTAAAATCAGATTCAGAAACAACGATATTCGGATTCTTCTTAATATCATTGAGCTTCACTAAGGCTTCTTTTATCTTATCCTCCATCCTGTCAACACTATCGTCCTGGTATAGATCACCAGTCTGCCTAAGTATATAGCTATCTTCTTTCAACCTATCTATATATCGTTCAGTAATCTTAACTTCTTGCATAATATCGTGATAATTACTATAAACATCAGAACATACAAGCTTACTTCTAAGCTCAATATCAAAATCCAAGCCGTTTACACTAAGCAGATAGTCCTCGATTTTACTTATCTTATAATCATTAAGCTTATTACCATTCAACCTTTCCCCCTCCATGCTGAAGATATAAATTGCGCTCCATAAGGCAACAACAGCTGGCACTATATACTTGAATATATAGCGAAACAAACCTAAAACACATTTCTTGACAAGACCCATAATTCCTCACATGCATTAACGAGAACTATGAATAATATCTCATTATTAACACCCGAAGAAGTAGCTAAATGGTTAAGCATGAGCCTGAGCTGGGTCTACACCCACAAACACCAAATTGGCTACGTGAAATTTGGTAAGTCTATCCGCTTTGAACCGGATGCGGTGGCAGCATATGCTAGTGCCTGCCAGCGTAGCCCAGAGCATGAGGGCAACCGATGGGAATCACAGTCAGATACCGCGAAGCACGCGGGAAATGGATCGTTACCGAAACGCATCAGGGTCAGCGACATCAATCAACGTTTGACGGGACTAGAGAAGGCGAAAGGCAAGCGAGAGAGTATGCCGCAGCACGCGAAACAGCACTGAATGAAGCAGCGTTTCAAGGCCAGCGGATGGGCCGCGAACGGCGGCGCACGTTTCTCGAAGGCGTAAAGCGGTGGGTCGATGAGTACGACGTCGCCAGCCAGGCAAAGGCCATCCGACCGGTGGCAGCCTACATGGGCGAGGACGTGCTGATCGGGCAAGAGACAGTGGACAAGGCCAGAGAAATGGCCAGCCACTTGAGAAAGGCAGGACGCGCTCAGAGTACGATCAACAACCACCTGCAGGTGGTGAAGCGGGTGCTCAATCTGGCGTATATCGAGTGGGGTTGGATCAATCAGCCGCTGGGCGACAAGATCCGGAAGAAGACGCCGAAGAATGAACGGCATATCTATCTGAACGCGGCGGAGCTGACGCTACTGATGGAAGCGATACCTGATGCACGCGCTGTGGATAAGAAGGTAATCGCCCTGGCAGCCTTGACGGGACTACGCCAGGGCGAACTGCTCGCACTTGAGCCTTCGAACATCCACGGTGGTCGCATCCTGCTGCGACCAGATCAAACCAAGTCCGGCAAGGCCCGGGTGGTGCCTGTACCAGAAGATGCTCGGCCATGGTTGCATGACCTGCCCTTCGATACCACTTACGCCCGATTGAGGAAGACGTGGGAAGACGCTCGCACAGCGATGGGCAGACCTGACCTGCGCTTTCATGATCTGCGCCATAGCTATGCAAGCATGCTGGCTCAGGCTGGTGAGAGCATGACCACGGTGCGTGACCTGCTGGGGCATTCCAGCCTGATCGTCACCAGTCGTTATTCTCACATGTTCGAGCAGGGCATTGATGAGATCGGAGCTCGGCTGCCGCGGTTGAATGCGACCGGCTGCGACCAAACTGCGACCAAGCACTAA